GCATATCCTTCTCAGTAATGATAGGTATATCTGCAAGATCTTGATCTGCTCTTATTAGTATTAGTTGAAAGCCCATTATCTACTCGCCATCCGACCCAACCCTCCTTATGTACTGTATCTTTATATCATTATCAACCCCACATAAAGTTCTTCTTCTGAAAATAGGGTCATCTAACATATCTTTCTCAGTAACAATGGGTATGTCTGCAACCGCTTGATCTGCCCTTACTAGTTTTAATTTAAACTCACCCACTCCAATACCCTCCGACAGTAGTAATAAAACAACTGTCAATATACACGCCATAAAATTTTTCATTTTTTATCTCCTTTACCATGATTTACTCATTTCCCGGTTCGTCTTTAAGATCACCACCAGAAGAATATGTAATAACCCCTCCAATATGGTTGAGAACAGTCTGAATGTAATTTTTTGCTGAGTGTTGGTCTGTAAACAAAACCCCAACCCCTCTACTTTCACCGTGTAAAGTAGTAGCAGCAGCAGAAAAAGCAGCCGTATTTAAAAAATCATCTGAAAGTCCTGCATGATATTTATCATTAAATATATGCCATATAGCATGTGCTGGATTGTAATCATAATTATTAATTAGGTGTTTTGTAGAAAATGCTTTAGATGGGGTTTTCCTGATTATTACTTTTATATTAGGCATTCTATTATATTTACCAATATAACAATCATCAAAGAACGCATAACATAAACCTCTATATGGAGTATTGAGTCCACTAGTAACTTCCGCTCCGATTTTACTATTAGGAACTTGATCGTCAGTACCAAAAAAAAACGTACAATTCCCCATAGAACCTGGATTGTCAGCAGACCCCTGTTGGTATGTAAAATTTACATGTATTATTGCTGACTGTCCAGTAAGTGGTTCGTCCCCAGTTACTGGATTTGTTAAATTACTCTCAATAGTCAAGGTTGATGTGTTATTATAAGCATTGTAAGAATGTGCTGTTATTCGACAACAGGCACTCCGATCTGGATCGCCTTCTTTTGACCATGTAAAACATATTGTCGATACAGTTTCTGATGCCTCATTATAATCATTTAATTTTTCCCAAGGATCTCCAGTGATATAAACGTAAGGAAAATTATACCCTGTTTGATTGTAAAAGGCAGTATAACCATGCTCCGCTTCGTCAAAGTCAGAAGCTAATTGTCCTAAAGATATTGTCTCCTCTCCTTCTTCTGCAGGGCGAGCCAGGTCTCCTGAGTAAACCAGTTGGTCGTTAGCAAAAATAGAATACAACATATCAACAGGTCCCAAACAGAAGCCCATTACCCATGATAAATAAAATCTATAACCTACAACATACTCATCACCTCCGCCCTTGCCACCTTTACCACCCTCAACCTCTTCAGTAATCTCCTCTCTTCTGTTACCCCAATAGTGAAATATGTTTCCGGTAAGTTTTGAAGTTCCTAACAAATCAAATATGAGTACACCTTCAGAAGCCGTTGGGAGTTGTAGCTTCTGAAGTTGAGGAGCACCAGGACCTTCTATATCCGGTTGCATGGCTTGGCCTAAATAGCCCATTCCAGCACCTATTATTGCCCCAGCAACAGCACCCCAAGGACCACCTAACACAAACCCCAGAACTGCACCACTTATCGCACCACCTACTACAGCCATTACTCAATCTCCATGCATCTAAAAATGTTTGAAAGCCTTTTTCTAAACTTCTCAGTTGTAAAAGGTTCGGGGTATACTCCCGCACCAACTACTGATTGCCAAATTCTTCCTTCAAAATAAATAGCCATGTGTGCTGTAGACCTACCAAACTGATAACAACAAACATCGCCATCTTTTGGTTTTGCATGTTTCCCTAACTCTTTACCTCCCGGTAAAGTTCTTAATAATTTTATAAGGACTTCTTCCCTACTATGCAAAGCCCTGTCCGGTGGATAGTTTTTATACCGTTCTTTCAAATATTCTTCACGGATTCTACCCTGAGCTATACCTAACTCTTTATACACTTCCAAAATAAACAAAGTGCAGTCAATACCTTTGCCTTTTACAGCACAAAAGTGACGATGTGGAGTACCTTTCCACTCATTGAGAATCCTTTTCAATTCTTTTTTTCTTTCTTCTGAACTAAAATATTCTGCCATAAAAACCTCATTAACTTTTATGCACTAATCCAACTCGCAGGATTATCTAAAGGTATATCCTCAAAATTTAAGCAATTATTTAGATTGTCAAACGTATTACTACAACACAAACGAGTACCATTACACCCAGCCACTACAGTAACAATATCTCCTACCCGAAGTCCAGCAATAATATATCGTATCTTTATACTTGTCCCTTCATGAAATGTAATCATTCTTTTAAAATCACCAAAGATAAGTTTTCCTTGAACGTAGTAATCGTTTGCTTTATTTCCAAAAACACCAGCAGTCAAAGTTAAACCATCCGAAGAAACACCAGACAATTGAGTGGTATAAGTATAATCATCTTCTGATAGGCCATCTCTACCACATGTATCGGGGTCGAAAAGAGTATGTTGGCATCTAATTCCATATCTATATCTCGGCACGATCTGATTTAAAAAGTAATCAAACCCTACACATTTTGCTTTGGCATTAAAACCTTTAAAAGATACATCTTTTATTTGCCCCATAAATACCGGAGTGGTCTCATCTGTAGGTCCATCTCTATTTAATTTATGAACAGAAACCCAAATAAGAGCTACTGGAACGGTAGCTATAAACCTCGCGACTAACTCATTCACCCGAGGTATAGTTATGTCCAAAGTATTAGAATCTAACTTTATATTATAAGTCACAGTACTTCTTAATATAGGAGCAGGTTCATAAGTATAACCATGATATACAACCGCAACGTCACCACTCGTATATCTCCAGTGTAAATCACCATACCACATATGATATAGTTCAGCAGGTCTTCTTTTACTTCCTTCTTCTTTTGCTATAAATTCATCTGATTGAGTTTTCATAATATATTCCTATAATGCCCAAGTAGAACTACTAGACGAAGACGAATATGAAGACGAGCTACTAGAACTTGAGCTACTTAATGACGAACTTGAGCTGCTGCTGCTTGAGGAACTTAAAGAACTGGAACTTGAACTTGATGAGCTTGATGATAGACTTACCGAGCTTGAGCTTGACGAACTTGATCGGGAACTACTACTGGAACTAGAACTACTTGAGCTTAGACTTGAGCTACTACTTGAGCTACTAGAACTTGAAGAGGAGGATAATGAAGAACTACTACTGGATAAAGAGGAACTACTGCTACTTGAGCTGGAACTAGAGCTACTTGACGATGAAGATGATATAGAGCTTGAGCTCAACGACGAACTGGAACTGGAACTGGAGCTAACTGAAGAGCTAAAACTTTCCGAGCTACTACTCAATGATGAACTGGAACTGGATTTTGATGATGAACTGGACGATCGTGAGCTACTTGAGGACAGTGAACTACTCGACGACGATGAACTTAATGACGAGCTACTGGATGAGCTTGATGATACCGAATAAGAGCTGCTACTCGAACTTAAACTAGATGAGGACAACGAGCTCGAGCTTAATGATAACGAGCTTGAACTGGAGCTTGAAGACGATTTACTCCAAGAAGAACTGCTGCTGCTATAACTACTCGAGCTGGAACTGCTCAGGCTTGAAGATGAAGAAATACTTGATGAACTAACACTAACACTACTACTTGAGGAAGAACTAACACTAACACTATGGCTAAGACTGGACGATGATGATTCAGAAGACTCAGCGATGAGTGTTTTTACCTTAGTCCTTATCTGTGCAATATTCTCAGATTCATAAGATATTTTCAACTCGTCAGAAGCAAATCTACAAAGAGGTAAAAAGGAGACTACCAAAGCATAAAGCTCATTTTCCGGACAGCCTTTTCCTATAGCTTCACTGATTTCAAGTGTAGTTGAAGTAGGGGCACTACTAATCGTCCTGCAAATCATAGTACTATCTGGAAAAATAAAACATAAAGAATCCCCTATAGAAGGACCACCCCAACTAGACTTCCAATAAGAGTTATACTCAATGTCTTCTATAGTAAATACCGTAGCGACTGAACTAAAAGGAGCTTCTATTACTACATCTTTATTCCAAGTAGGAAAATAAAAATCTTCCAATCTACCTTCACAATAATCAACAAAATCTAATAATACTTGAATATCTGCTTTAGTGTATCTTGTTAGTAAAAATTCTAATACTAAGGATGCTTCAAACCAAAGTGTTTCACTAGAATTTGCTCCCAAGAATTGCATCAAATCATATTTATGAGTAAACTCTCCTGTTATGTCTTTAACCCAATTTGGCTCTAAACTAAAAACAGGGGTTCCATTGAAAGTCCCAAAAGAGGAAATATCACCGGAGTAGGATTTTGTAACATCCGGATCAAAGGTTTCTTCTACAGAAATAGCAAACTTACTCAAGGCACTAGTCAAATGTTTTAACTTTTGTTTTTGCTCTAACCTACCTTGTAAAATAGGATATATATTTGTATTGATAGCCCAAGTGCTCGCCAGTCTTGTTTTTAAAGCTATCCAAGTACTAGTAAATTCTTGTACTTCATGATACTCATACGAATCCTTTGAACTATAAATTAATACAGGAGCACCAACTTCAAAATTTCTATAGTCAGCAGATGTTACAGACAACTCCCTACTTCCAGCACTTGCTTGAGCTGTCAACTCAGTTCTATCCTGCCAAAAAGGAATACCAAGAATACTTGGTATTTTCTTATACAATTTCCTTTTTATATAATTGGACTCAGAAGTATTCCCTGCCTCTATAGTAAACCTTAAACTTTTTCGAGGCCAAGTAAATAAGGAGGCTCTTTTTTCACTACCATAAAGATTCTCCTGAACTGAACCACGCCACTTTCGCCATAACTCAAATTTATATTTCCAGTTAGGTTGGACAAGTATGAGATCATCTATTATCAATGTTATTGTCCTTCCGACAAAATTCTAAGTATTGTTGGAGCATTAGAAGACATCCAATTTAAATACACATTGGTACCTTCTGGACTATAAAGAAAGTTCCCTAACTCTCTTGGGTCTTGTATATTGGCAATTACTATCTGTTGAGCTTTTTCATCTGACCCTGCATCAGAAGTCTTTGGGTCTTTTACAGACACAGCAGAAACTTTTCCTCCAGTCGCATAACTATCTCTTGGTACAGAAATGGATTTTGGTAATTTCATATCAAAATTTTTAAATATTTCTTTTGGATATGCCTTTTGTCTTATCCCTTCCATTACATCTACACCGTATTTTCTCACTACATCTACAGGTTGAACAAACTCACCAGCAGTTAATCTTGCTAAAATGTTATCAGACCTAGGAGTAGGTGAATAACCCGGAACTTTACCACCGCTTGCCATTAAATCTACCTTTGTCGGAACCTTACCACCACCTGCCATCATCGGAACTGAACCAATATCTACACCTCCTGCACCAACACTTCCACCACCAGCTCCACCCCCAACTGCCATCAAGGCAGTCTTCGCCGCAACCAACCCCCAAGTAGCAGCAGTCAATGCTGTAGTAGATATTACTTGAGCACCTTGAGCAGCAGTTACTCCAGCAATTGCCATTTTTTCTTTAAGATACATAGCAATCTTGGCTTGAGCTGCAACAACTTCTTTTTTCATACTGAAAAGCTTCTTAGCTCCAGCAACCAACCATTCTTTTGCAATCTGACCCATAACATCTGCTGCTATCCTCTGTACACCAACAAGTAAACCATGTAAACGCTCTCGCCACGTATCGAATTTACCGTCCATTAAGTCAAAGAAATAATCAGAGAAAGTCTGCTCCATTGCTTCAGCAGTTCTCTGAGA